CCGTTAACATTTTTCAATGAACCCATACCTCTTGATGATACTCCTAACTGAGCACCGCCTTCAATTAATTGTTTTGCGATTGATCCCATTGGTGTATCTAAAATTTTTGCTTTACCAATCCATTGATTACCATCTTCACTTAAAGATACAATCATATGAGATACACGGTCAAGATTGATAGTAGGAGTTTCAGGATGACCTAATTCTCCAAAAGCACGATTTTTGTTTATATATTCTTCTGAATAACGAGCAACTTCTTTTTTCATAGTGTCGTATTCGTACAAACGACCATTTTTATTCTTTTTTTCGGAAACCAAAAAAGGACCTTCAATGAACAAAGATTTTTTACCACTAGATTCTTCAATCATTTCATAATGAACTGTTTCTTGGATTTCTTTAATAAGTTTCATTATTGTTCCGTTATTATGGTTTGCCTGAATATAGGCCGTAATTAAATGCGGCAGGGTCATTAAACTGACCACGTTGGTAGTATGCGTTATCTTTACGGAGAGAAATCATAATTGTGTATGCTGTATTTGCAGTCGCACCGTAAGTAATAATACCTATATTACCATTTGATTTTGGTGAGTTGTTTAGAATAGCAGGATTTTGTTGACTACCAAATTCGCCATTACCATTTAGATAGAAAATGGTAGCATTGTTTGCGGCAACATCGCCAGCCCAAAAAACTTCAACGGCACCAGGAGGATTTCCAGTTCCCATGTTTACGAAATATTGACAAGCAGTTAATTGAATGTTGTAATATGGTAAAGTAGTATTTGCTATGAAACCTGCTGTGTTTACTACAGGGAAACCATTGGTTGCCAAAGCACCATATAAAGAATTTGCAACAATGCGAACATTATTTGATTCTTGGCCTGATGGTCCATCAAACTGGCCGGTTATCTTAATAACCGCATCGGTTGTTGTATCTCTCAATACTTGATATGTAAATTTATTTGGCATTCTTTATCCTAAATTGTTTTCTTCTGTTACGCCTAATATTTCATCCATATTATATGGAATGGTAACATATTTATCTATTGCACTAATATAATATAAAGCAATCGTTTTGTTACCTGGATACTGTCTCATTGACTGTCTTTTCATCACTAATACTGCCGGTAAAGATGAAGTTTTGGAATTTTTTTTACCTTTAGCCTCATCTAATTGCTGACGAAAATTGGAAAATGATTTCATTATTCTACATCAACTTCTTCTTGTTCTTCTTCGCCATCAAATTCTTCTTCTTCATTATCATTCAGACCAAGTAAATTTTCAGCAACTTCTTGTTTCTTTGCTTCAATTGCTGCCGTAACTTTGTCGTGAATTGATGCGTATAATGCTTTGCGAAATTCTACGCCTTCGTCATCATATGCGTAATCAATAATTTGTTTTGTTGAATAATCTGCCATTTTTTTCTCCAATTAAGGTGTGTTATATGATATTTATAATACAAATTTATTCGTCTGCCTGTTCGCTTTCATCTGGCGGCGTAGGAAGTTGATTCATCATAGATTGTTGTGCCACGCTGTTCATGACTTGATTAGGCATTCCTAATCCATTTTCTTTTTCTTCATCAATCTCTGATTGCATTTCTTTAATTTGGTCATCAGTTAAACGTAATACTTGTCTTTGTATCCACGCTTGTGAGAAGTAACGACCGGTATACGGGTCAACTTGTTCTAACAATGCCAATCTTTCTTTCATTAATTCAGCATCTTTGAGTTCTGTGAAGTTATTGTCTTTGATGAAATCATAATAAACGTGTTCACGGATATCTAACCACTCATCATCGGTACAAATACCTTTTAGTACACATTGAACACGAAGCGCTTGGTCAAATATATCAGCAAATTTATTTCTAAGTCTATCAACAAACTTAGCAAACTTTAATTCATCACGGGTAATCTCATTGGTACGACCTAATGAAAAACCAGAACTTTCTGGATTTAAACGAGAAACAGGAACACATAATGCTTTGTATAGTTTCTTTTCAAAGTATTTAACATCTTCTAATTCACCTAAGTTTTGTGCACCAGGTAATGTTGTAATCTCTGTACCTTTGCCACCTTCTCTACGAGGTAACCAAAAGTCTTCCATCATAGACATAAATTTACGGTCATCACGAACTTCACCTGTGTTGGCATCATATACTAATTTGTTCTTATACTTCACCATAATATCACGGAGATATTGTTCTGCTTTTAATTTAGGTAAATTACCTACGTCAATATAAAAGATTCTACGCTCGGGTGCTCTAGAAATACGATAGATAACCGTTGCATCTTCAATCATACGCAACTGGTTGAGTGGTTTGATTGCTTTGTGTAGATATGATAGAACTACAGCACGGCGTGAATCCATGAGTCCTGATACAACGGAGATGATAGAATCTGTTGTAATACGAACACCTACAGGACCAAAGTTAGAAGAACCACCAGTTACCACTTTATCATTATAGATATAGTATTCATTAATAATGTTCATTACCTCAACGCCGGTACGTTCATCTTTTTTCTTTTTGATTTCACGAACTTTTTTCAACTTGCGTGGGTCAATGTAACGTAACTCACGAATACCTTGAACGGGATTTTCACGGTCAATAATGATATGGTAATACATTCTACCGTCTACATACCATCTACGAAAAATATCTTGTGCTAAGTTACTATAATTAAGTAGTTTTAATATAGTAAAAAATTCTGTTTTGATTGCTTTTTTGATTTTGTCTGGTTGTTGTAAATCATCTAAAACAATTTGAATGTTTTTACCATCGTCATCGGTACAAATTGCTTCATTGATAATATCATCAATAGCAGATTCAATTTCAGGTTGCATGGCCATTTCACGATAACGAGAAATTAATTCAACCTCGTTCTTAGCGGTACCATCAAGGTCAACATATGTTCCATAATAAGCCGCAGAGGTGATGGTTAAGGCGCCATCATCATTATTAGGTGGTGTAAATGATTGTTGAACCTTTTGGTCATCTTCCGCTTTTTCACGGGAGATGCTAAAACCAAAGAGTGAAAATTTATTGTTATTTGCCATATTATTAGTTATTCCATTTCAATTCAAAAAAGCATGAGAGAGGACCGAAGTCCTCTCATATAAAAAAACAAATTAGGAATCTGTTGAGTCCGAAGTCCAATATTGGTATGCAAATGTTACTTGATATTCTTCAATAGCATCATTTTGGTCCCAACCTAAGTCAATTGGAGAAATATCAATCGGGAACATACCGACAATATTAATTTGTTTTAATATTGAACCGTCTTTACCGTATTGTGTTACAGTAGAATCTGATGTATAACCTAAAGGAGTATTTGCAAGTGAAGCACGAACATTACCTGCGTGACTATTAATTTTACCCATCCAAACTTCAAATGAGTTACGAATAGCAAAATCTTCATCGTTAATAATCGTTACTGTCCAATCAGTAAATGTTCTGTTACCTGCCATCTTTAATTCACGACCAAAATAATACATTGGTATTGTGCCTACAGATGAACCAGGTAATTGTGCTGACTTTGCCAAAAACAAAGCTTTTTGTGATGATGTAACGCCATCACTTACTAAAGTTGGAAAATTTAATCCAACTTCAAATAAGTTTGGTCTAGCGCCATCATATATTAAATTAGACCTAAATTGAGATACGTTAAATGCCATTTTTTTCTCCTGTTATCTTTATTTATTAAGCATTCTGAACGATTGTTGTAAAGTCTACGCCAGTTCTAACAGCAACAAAGTTTAACTGGATAAAGTTAACAGAACGAGCAGGTTGAATGTAAATATCACCAACAAATTGGTTAGCATCAATAACTTGTTGTGTATTATTTGTAGAATCACAAACGACACGGAAGTTATAGATACCACGGCGTGATTGTATGTTTCTTAAAAACGGAGTCACAAGAGCAATAAATTGATTTCTTGTTGTTACATCATTAAATTCAAATAAAGAGAATTTAGATGCTTGTGAAATTGCTTTTTCTAAAACAATAAACAATCTACGAACATTGATACGGTCAAATGCTGAAGGCAAACTTTGTAATGTTTTATCACCAAATAATACAGTACCTTGTCCTGGGAATGTTACAACAGGATTAATTCCTAAAGCATATAAGGTATCTCTTTGTGTTTTGTTTGGATTCCATGCCAACTTAACAACGTTCTTTAAGTTACCACGATTGTAACCAGCAGGTGAGTACCATGGGTCACGAACAGAATCGGTATATACACAAAGACCTGCTGTATCACCATTTAATGGTATCCAACGATATACGTTATTGTATTTGTCGAACATAAACTTCCAACCCGAATCAGCAACAGCATAAGACGAAGAACGAGCTAAAGAAGTATTCCAGGTTGTAATATTTGTAGTTTCATTACCCGCTTGATTTACAACAGAAGAACTTGGTGGTGAAACAAAAGCAATACAATCTTGACGAACGGTTGCAATATTATCAATAATATACTGTTGTGTTGCAATTGAAGCGTCACCAGTAATAATTAGAGAAATATTTGTTTCGTCTGCGTTATTAAAATAAGAAAACGCTGTTTGAGTATTAGCATCACTAGGAGTATCATCAATACCATTAGCTAAAGTAACTGTTTGTATGCTAGTTAAATTAGCAAATGCGGTAGATGAACCTAAACCCCATGTTGCATTTGTTAGTGAATATTGTGCAGGATCAGCGGCGTAAACATATTTTGAATTTTTAAAAATATAATTTTTATAATAATTGGAATTACCTAAAGAATCTTTAGCGTCAGACGCTTTTGATAAGAAAGGAAATACTTCTAAAACCGTATTTTTTGTTCCTGAAATTAAACCTCCAGTATCCATAACTATAACGTGCATTTGGTCAAAAGAACCACCTGCAGAAATGACTGAAGCCGAAGTATTAGGTTTTGTTGGAAAATAATTAGAAACTTTTATGCCATTTACTGTCCAGGTACTTGAATATGTATTGGCATCAGCAATAGAAACAGATAAAGAGTTACCTAAAGCACCAGCATAACGAGCAATAAAAGGACCAGCAACGTTGGCATTTGTTTGATTATACAAATAATTGTATTCAAATTGATCCTCATTTGCAACAACAATTGAAGCTGATGCATTAGCAGTAGCATTTCTGTGATTAGAACCTAAAGCACGAACTACAGTTAAGTTATTACCGTATGCTAAGAAAGAAGCAGCGGTAAAAAATGAAGTATATGTGTTACTATCTGGCGTAGAGAAAATACTTACTAATTGTGTTTCATTAGTAACTTGTGTTCTTTTATTTGCTGG